TTCCGTCTGGTTCTGCTTGGCGGCATTCGCCTCGGTCTTCGCGCTGTCCAGCGCCCTCGCCTTCTCGCGCATGTCCCTGAAGCGCTCTTTCAACCCATCGCTGAGCCACGGAATCACCTTCACCGACGGGATGTTCCGCTGTCGATCCGGAGGGAACTGTGCCTGAGCCCTGTTGATGATGGATATGAGCGAGGAGTCCGGATCGTTCTGCCGCATGACGAATACGGATTCGATCAGCTTTCGCTTCTCCTCGTCATCCCAATATACACGTTCCGACAAGCAGCTCCTTTCCGAAGCAGTGGCCCGGTCGAATCGACCGGGCCACCCCTCTTCCTAGTAGTGAGCATTCTTGGTGAAATCCGTCAGACCGTTCTCTGCGATCCAACGTACCACGAATTCGGGCGGAGGCTCTCCGCGGTCATATGCTTCACGCAACTCCTTCTTGTCGCCCTGAAGCTCTTGCCACGATTTCCGCGTACGAATGCGCAGCTGCCGATCCACTTCGTATGCCCACTCTGCGAACGACGAGAATGCCACTTGTCACCCCTTTCGGGTCAAGCCGCACTGTGGGCAGCTGCTTTCCGTCTGCAGCATCGGTGCCCGGCATTGCGGGCAAGTGACGAACGACACTTTCATTTCTTCCTTCACCGCCTCGATGGACGGCAGAAGGGAGTATAAGTCATCATCGGGAAGCAGGACTGCCTTGAGCGCTTCCCTTGCCCGCCCTGAAAGGCGATCAGCTGTTGCATGAAGCGGATTGCTGTTACGCGGTACCCAGCGCCAGCGAATCCTGTACCCGCGTGTCTCGTACCAATCGACGACTGTCCACAGGTCCAAGTTGGCCTTGCGGTTGTAGTCCCGATTGCCGCACTTCACCGTGTACTCGGAGTCGGAGAAGACCCATACCCGATACGGGGGCTCCTTTATCGATTCTCCTAGCAGCTTGTAATAGTGGTAGCTGATCGCCTCGGTGTACGCGGTCAGCTCCATCCTATTCACGGTGGAATGCGATCTTCCTCCTACGACACATGCGCGTGCGTGGGTACGACCGTCCAGGATGAACGCCGAGTAGCCGCCGGCTCCCTTCCATTCGAGGCCGCTGCCGTCCCCGAACAACAGGAGATCCCACTGGTTAGGTGGGATCCCCTGATCGTTCAGGAACGACGTCAGCGGCATGTCAGGAAGAGTAGTTTTCCGCGTCATGCGTCACTTCGGTCGCGAAGATGTTGTACAGGGTGTCCCTGTCCGGTCGCATGCCGCGCAGCCACTTGGTGAACACGCCGACGACCATGCCTGCGGCGATGTTCGCGCAGTAGATGGTCGACTTCGCGGTGCAGGACTGCTGAAGCCCGTCGTTCTGGAGGAACAACGTCTTCTCGTAGTAGTCCTTCTCCTCCGTGCCTCTGACGGCGAGGATACGGGCGACCTCGGCGCCCATTCGAGCGTCGACGAACAGGGCGTTGTCGTCATCCGCGAACTTGGCGGCATACGTCCCCCAAATCTGCTTCCTGACCTCCATCTTGTCAACGCCGGAGATCACGACGATCCGGTCCTCGGCAGTCTTCTCGATTCCCGAGATCATCTCCTTGCAGAACTTCGACGGGGTGACGTTCACTCGAATGCCGCTGTTGATTTGGGAACAGGCGCGTGCGACCGCCTTGACCTTCTTCATCCCCAGATCGGCTTCGACGAAGCCCTGGACAGCGAGATTCTCGACGTCGACCGTATCGAAGTCGACGAGGTACATCAGCTCGACACCGATATGCGCGAGCTGCTTGGCGACGAGACTGCCGATCGCACCGGTCCCGATCAGGTACGCCCGGACCGTCCGGAGCTTCTCGGGCTTGATGATGTCTCGATGTCGAATCCCGCGGTCGCTAAGGTCCGGCGAATCCGGGCTTGTCGTCTCCGGGTTTTGCTGCGTCGACGAGGATGCTTCCGTCGGGCTGCTCTCTGAGGACGATGGCTGGCTTTCCGTCTGAGGCTCCTGAGTCGCTTCCTGCAGCACTTCCTCCATCCGTGGTCTCCAGTTCTTTCCTGACTTCGGCCGTGTCGATCACCTCTGTCTTGTGCTTCGATTCCGCCTCTTCTGTTGCGCTCGGCGCACCGAATCCCGGAGAACCGCTCGATTCTCCCGCAGTCTTGAGGCCGAGTTCAAGCTCGGCGGCTTCCTCGTCTTCCCGCAGATCGATGACTCCGTTACGCAACACGCGCGTGATCTTCATGGGGGAGTGGTAGCCGTCCTGATACCGCCATGCGATCTCGCCGCAGGCCTCAGGAGTGTCCAGTGCGATGTCATCGAGGCAGTCGACGTCATCTTCCAGCTTGCAGTAGATGTGGACTTCCGGAGGATATTCGTACCACCCGAAATCGGTGATCACGATGCTGCCTTCTTTGTACTCCTCGATCTGCCATACCTGCTCTACGCTCCCGCTTACCAGCTGCTTCTTAGGATCCTTTTCACCAGATTCCAGACGGTGCGCACCGCCCCACTCAGGAATTTCAGCCTGGTGGAAGATCGAGCTGGTTTTGCTGTCGCGAAATTTCGTCCTGTCGGACCCCGTCGAGGCGAAACCCTCCGTGCCGACGTTTTCGCCACGATTCCATTCGTAATCCGACCAGCCGCGCCAGTCGGAGTCGTCCCACTGGCTGTAATCGCCGTAGCCTTGATAGCTGCGACGACCATCGACACGCGAAGTGCCGCCGCTGTACGAGCGAGTGAGTATGTTCGCGACGTACTCGGTTTCCCACTTCTCGTAGTCTTCCTGAGATACGCCGTCGAACGGCGGCGTCATGTCCATCCGTACGTTCAATGCCATCTCGCCGCCAGGTCCGTTGTTGAACCTGACGCGAGCCTTGAAGTCGCCACCCTTGGCGAGGATAGCCATGATAGCCCAGTCCGAGCCGCCGAACACGTTGCGGAACGTGTCCATGTCGGTGCTGCTCGGCTCGGCGCTGTTGCCCGGGTGAGTATGCAGCCAGATCCTCAGCACTTCCGAAGGATGCCAGCCGACGGCGACCATGTTCTTCAGATAGTCGTTCAGCGCGTCGTCATCGAATTCGACTGATGCGGCGCCTGCCTTCTGCTTGATCGTGATGAAGTCTGCCACGTAGAGCAGCTCATCCTTGTAGCTGAGCCCGAAGCCGCTGATCTCGGTCGCTCCTCGATCGCGGAACCATTCGAGCTTCGCGCGTGCCTTAGGGCTGAGCCGAAGCACGCCCGCCACGTTCATTCTCGTCGACATCGTCTTCTTCTCGGGAGGGGTCCAGACTTCCTTGTACGTCGAGGAAGTGTGGGGCGTCACCACGCTGCCGCGGCTGCACGTCAATGCGCCGCGCGCCCCCTGCACCGAATGCTGTTGAGCCGAGGGCAGCCCGATCTGCGAACCGGGCTGCCCTGAACCTGCGAAACCGCCGGTATGCGTAATTGCTTGTTCCCTTTCTTTCTTGCGCCGTCGACGTCTCCGTCTCCTACCCATTTGATGGAGGTCCGAATCCTGCACCACTGTCCGCTGGCACCGGCATCGGTATCGTATCCAGCGGATGTATAACCCGACCCTGAGCGTCGGGCAGCCTCTCCCAACTCTCGGGAGATATGGCATGAAGTGCTACACCGTACTGACACATTCGTGTCGGGAAATTGCAGCACGGTGCACCTTCCTGCGCATTGGCTTCCAGGCAATCGCCACAGAGCACGCGATTCCCGCAAACTATCCCCGGATTTTCGTCATTGAGGATATTGCCGCAATTTGCGCAGAGTCTCTCTCCTGCGTCCTCGCCGTAAGTTCCCATAACGGGAACCGCCCCTGTATTGCCCGTTGGCCCTGTTGGACCCGCCATGCCTGTATTGCCCGTTGGCCCTGTTGGACCCGTCATGCCTGTATTGGCTGTCTGCCCCGCAGGCGCGAAGCCCGTATATGCATTCTGCTGCGTCGGCTGCTGCGGTGGATTCTCCGGCGACTGCTGCTGCGGGAACGTATTGTGTGCAATCGAGTCACCCGCAGGATGCCCTATCTGGCGGGCATATATACCCAGTGGACAGAGCTCCGAAACCTCTGGGCAACAGGGATCTCCGCTGTCCAACCGCCGCCTCAAGCATGCATCACAGCGCCAAATGCCGTCACACTCCCGTGCCCGGTCTCCCGACAGCGATCGGCTGCAGTCCGCACACGTCACGTGGTCTTGTACTGCACAGCCGCTAGTGCCGAATTGAGCGCATTCTTCAGTACATCCCGCCGAGTTGTCGGCGCAATCACAGCACAGCGTGATGTCATTGTGATCGCAGTAGCGCGAGCAGTCATTGCAACACAGCGAGGCGCATTCCTCACACATGTACAACTCGGCATCGTGCTCGGTCACGCCGCACGAGCGACACGTACGGTGTGAGGACGCGTTGTCGCGCGATTGCACAGGTGCGCTTGGATTCCGCCTGCGATGCTCCTGCGCAAAGACCTTGAGCTGGAGATACGGCGAACCTGAGTTGTATGTATTGAGAATCTGGCCGATGTACATGAAGAACGAGAACAGACTGCCGTCCTTCAGCGCACGAGCGATTCCTGCATTGCCGTCGCCCTCGCAGAGCTGGTCATCGCGTATATGGGGATGCGGCACGTGTTCGTAGCCGTGTATCGTGTACATCTGCGCTTCCGGTATCACCCGGTACGGATGCGCGACACCCCTCACCAGTTGATTGAGTGAAAGCGAGATCTTGAATCTGCCGAACGGGACGTTAGTCTGCGTACGCTCGCAGAACAATTCGATCGGCCTGGTGAGCACCGCGAGATGCCAACCATCTTCGAATCGCTCCATCCGCCAGCCTTCGAAATCGCCGGCCAGCTGGTGAAGCACCTTCTCGACGTCTTCTCGCGTCTTCGACATCAGCTTATCGTCATCGGTGCGCTTTCGCTTGATGCGCCGCTGACATAGATCGAGCTGGTTATGGGCATAGGAGAACTGGTTCCGCAGCGTATTCATCCATATGCCGATCGTTTCCAATATCTCAAGCGCTTTCGTCGAATTGCCGCGGTCCACGTATTGGAAATCGGCTTTATCGCAGAGCGTGAGATGATGTTGTGTCTCGTCGATGAACGCCTCCAACAGATACTTGAGATCTGATGGGCGTCTCGCAGTTTTCCGCCGCAGCGCATCGTGCACCATCGCAGACGCTTGCGCGGCGTCCGTGATCACTTCGATGGGTTCGGACAAACTACCTCCAAAAAAAGAGTGAAGACGCCCGCCCGGCACGAGGCCGGGCGGGCGTCTGATGAGTCTAGCGCTTCAGGAAGCCGGGCTTCTCGGCGCCGGCGACCTTGTGCGGAGTGATGGTGACGCGGTCACCGTCCTCCAGCAGGAAGTCCTCAGCCAGGAGGCCCGGCTGCCGCTCGACGCGGATGACGTACTTGCTCGGGTCCTGCGTGCCCATGTGGCGCGCCCACAGGTCCTTGATCGTGGACCCGCCCGGGAGCGTCAGGTAGTCGGCGAAGCCGGTCTCCGCCGTCGAGGTGAGGAAGATGCGGATCTGGCCCTCAGGGGCCGACGACAGTGCGGCGTTCTGCTCTGGAGACATGGTACACCTTTCTAGAAAGTGTTGGTGAGTACGACATGATTAGCGGTGTACTAGACGCGATCCCGTTCGACGATTACGACCGTTCCCCACGGTACGATGTTCCGCTTGAAATCTTCCGCGGGCATGCAGCCCTCTGGGAGCAGCCACATCGTCCTGAACCCGTCAGGACTCTTTTCGGGATTGGACGAGATGTACTCGTCCCACCAATTCTGGCCGCGTTCTTTGATTATGTTCGATCTGTACGTTCCGATTGAACCGTAGCCGTCGGTGAAGCCGACTACGTACCGCGGTCTGGGATGCATTTGACTGATGTACCCCAGCGCATCGCTGTAGTCGGTTCCTCCGCGTCCAAAGAAGTTCTGAAGGGGTTCGCCCGGATGATACCGGTGAACCTTGGAAACGCCCGCATCGCTGTGAATCACGGTGATATGGGCTCCTCGCGCATGCATCCCCCGCAGTTCGGGGTCTACAAGCTTCAGCTCTTCCGCTCCCATGGACCCGGAAGTATCGATCAAGAATGCCACATCGAGCCCTCCCAACCACGTGTACCCGTGATATGACGGGTGACGTCGTGACGGGCGCCTACGAGTAGGCGTGCGGACATCGAATCGGTGTTGCGACTCCATCGAACGCAGATAGTGGCTCCACGGGATCTTCGTTCGCCTCTGAGAGGCTTTCATGAACTCCTTGTGGTCCGCGCCATGCAATCCGCGCCAACGTTTGGCTACAGCCGAATCGTGCATCTTGAGCGCTTCGGTAACGGACGTGATGATGTTCTTCACTTGTTCTTCGGCAAATTCGACGTTCGCCTCGTCGAGCTGGAGCAGCTCACTCATGAGGCCCTTGACGCCTTTACCGGTGAAGTCATCACCCGGCTGGCCTGACGTGCCAGCCAACGGATCAGTGCCGACAAGACTGAACTTAGGAAACGAGAGCTTTCCTTCGTTGACGAGCTTCTGGAGCATTTCTGCATACTCCAGAGAACTCTTGTTCGGGGGCAAGCCCTTGAAGTGCTCAAGCTGTGTTCCCGGCAGTCCCTCGGCCGTAAGTTGTGTCCTACTGAACTTCTGATTCACGTAGATATCCATCGCCGCATTGGCAAGGGACGCTCCGTACGTGTCAATCAAGCGTTTGCCGTAGCTGGAGAGGTGTCCTTCGATGATATGAAGGGTTTCGTGCTGCAATAACTCCAGCCTGGCTTCGAAGCTCAGTCTGCTGACAACCGGCCAGTACAGGTAGAGGCAAATCTGGCCCGATTTGTCGATCCCACAGCATGCGTGGATTGGATACCTCCCGCTGAAACCAGGCGGCGTCGACACTGCTACGATATTCACGTGATGCAGCACGTAGCAGTAATCGAACTGTTTCTTCGCTATGAGATAGTACAGCAGATCTTCGAGCCAGTGGCCGTCTTCACCCGTCTGGTTGATTGCTTTCATGCGACGGCGGCTTCAAACCTCTGGGTGAACTCCCTGAACTTCTTGCCCATTTCGAGCAGGGCGGGAGACTTCCTGAACGTGGACATGATGGGCTTGGCCACCGCATCCTTGTTGCTCTTGTACAGCGCATCGATGAGTGACGACGCGATGTCCTGAGCTTTGCCTTCGACGAGCACTTCCACGAACTTGGTGAAGCGATTGCCCGCCTCAGGGTACTTCTGGATGAACGTCTCGTCCGATTGTGTGAGTATGCGCGCGACATCGAGCTGCGTCGCGCCGACGAACCCGCGCTCGTTGCTCTTCAGCCAGCGGCGGACCCTGTCCATGTGCTCCTTGAACAGCGGCTCCGACGACCCAAGCAGCTCGCGTCCGAGGATCGGCACCTTGTCTGGCTGATACCCCATCTTCAGGAACTTCAACAGCGGCGGACGAATGGTATCGTCGATCTTCGGACGTATGTCATGGATGATCGCTTCCGGCGGCATATCGGCCTCTACCAGCGCCTGTACCGCCGCCGCGATTTCCACCCAGCCGCGTGGGCTTACCCGCTCGACGAGCGATTCGCTGCCGAGCAGGAACTGATATACGACAGGCGCCATCATCGTGGACCAGATGCTGAGCAGCTCAGCGGTGTCCGGCACGATAATGTACGGGTGCAGCCGTTCTTCGATCGACCGACACAGGTCCGCATTGACCGTGGTGTAGTCCGTGGTCATCGGATTGCCGGTCGCGACGATCATGCACGTCGGGCTCACCGGTTTGTTGGTGAAGATCCCATCGATGATCTGCCGAATCTGATTGAGCACGTTCTGCGGCGCGGTGGGAAGCTCACTCATCTCCAGGAGGATCGGTTCGTCCTCGAAGACAGGAAGCAACTCCGCATCCATATTGACGGTGACTTTCCTGGTCGACCCGTCGTCGTTCGTAATGAGCTTCCCGTCTGGATCGGGGATGCCGAGGTTGTCGTCGAACAGCTGTGCGTTAGCATCCCAGCGGCAATATCGAACGCCAAGCTCGTTCGCGAGCTTCTTGACGTTCGACGACTTGCCGAACCCCGAATCTCCGAGCCAGATGATGATCGAATTCACCCGCTGATCAACCGGAGTTTTCATCCGGTGCTGCAGGTGAATCTTCGTGTGCGTGCGGGCCGTCGTCAGATTCATCGCGTACTTCTGCTTGTTGGCCCATACGTCCGTGAGAAGTCTTCCCATCCTGATCTCCAGCTAGTGCGCCGACGATGACGTCGATATGCGACGAGAGCCTCGATATGGCGGCGAGCAACGTCTCGGCGGTCTGGTGTTGTTTATCGTAGATGATGACGCCCAATGGGATGTCGGGAGTGCCTACGAGTGTAATGAGTACGGCAGTTACTCCCGGCACTTTCAAAACCTGCTGACCAGCCGTCTTACTTAGCTCTATCGCTATCTCGTTCAGGTTTTTCCGATCCTTCTGATCCACGATCGGCTCCTCTAACGATGAACCAGACGATGCCAAGCAGGGTCAGCGTGCCGACGATGAAAAACAAAGGCGACTCGCCAAGAATCGAGCCGCCTACGAGCCCGAGTACGGCGCCACCGACAATGACGCCGATAGTATCATCACTCGGTCTGTATGGATCGCTCAATCTGTCCTTTCACTTCGTCCAGCGGCACCGCCTCCAGCCGGTCATCCGGGTATTCCAGATTCCTCAGCTCCGGCAGCAGTGTATGCGGTCTATAGTGGGTGAGCAGGCGATTCGGTGGATATCGTGGCAAATCATCAAGCTCGGCCAGGACTATCTTCGCGCGTTCGAGGTAAAGCATCGACGATCTTGTTGCCATGGCCGTTTCCTCCTGCTACACTCATTCCGTGAAATCCTTAAATGCATCACGCAGGACATTCATCAAGGTCATAAAGAATGACTCGACTGCTTTCGCGAATGTATCCCACATGACCATTCCCTTCCATTGTACATCACTCTGTACTGAAGGGAAGTAGAATGCAGATAGCCAGTGCGAAGAAACCGCATGCGTCCGAGGCTATTGCAAACCTCGCCCAACAGTATTCGGAGCATGCAATCGACACTCTGTTGCCGATACTGCCCCTGTTGTCCCTTAAGGGTGAGCCCTACTCACTGAAAAACCACATGCCGTTCGAGCCGTTGTTCGACTTAACGCTACCCAAACGTACATTGTGGAAAACCGGTCGTCAGGTATCGAAGACGACGGGTTTGGCTGCACAGTCGGTGCTGCACTGCGCAGTTCAGTCGTATTTTGCCACCCTTTTCGTGGCGCCCCGATTCGAACAGATTCGAAGGGTGAGCGCCAACTATGTTAAGCCGTTCATAGAGAACAGCATCCTGGACCGACTGATCGCGGGGAAAACCGTCGAACGGTCGGTACTCCAGAAGACGTTCCGTAACGAAGCTCGCATGTACTTCTCCTTCGCATTTCTCGACGTAGACCGGATCCGTGGTCTGTCCGTCGATTGCGTGAAGTACGACGAGATCCAGGACATCGACACGGATTTCATTCCTGTCATCAAGGAATGTACGTCGGCGTCTCGCTACGGAATCGAGATGTTCTTCGGCACGCCCAAAACACTCGACAATACCACTCAAGTGATCTGGGACAAGTCTTCACAAGCCGAGTGGGTCACACGTTGTCAGGCGTGTAACCGGGAGAACATCCCGTCTCTTGAGCATCACCTGCTCAAAATGATCGGACCGCGAGGCCCGATCTGTGCGTACTGCGGCCGTGAGATCCAGCCGAGATACGGTCGCTGGGTCCACGCGAACCCCGATTCACTACCGCTGAACGTGGGCTACCACGTCCCCCAGATCATTATGCCGATGCATTACGAGGATCTGGAACAGCCGGGAATGCTTCAGGAATATCCTACCGAAAAGTGGTTGGAGCTTCTCGGTAAGCGGGATGGCCGTAACAACTATACTGAGGCCAAATTCATGAACGAGGTTCTCGGGGAGTCGTGCGATGTCGGCGCAAAGCTGGTCACGCTCACCGACATCAAGAGGGTGTCACAGCTGAACAAGAACGACGAGCGAGAAGCATTGAAGTCCGTCCACAACTACATGTACCGGGCCATGGGGGTCGACTGGGGCGGCGGCGGAGAAGACGAGATCTCGTTCACCGTCGTCACCATCGTCGGACTCAATCCGCAGGCCGGTACCCTCGAATGCTTCTACACTAAGCGGCTACATGCAGGGTTTTCCCATATGCAGGAGGCGGCAGAGGTCATGAGACTGTTCAAGGCCTTCCAATGCCACTACTTCTGCCACGACTATGGTGGATCCGGATCCGTGCGGGAAGCCCTGATGATCCAAGCCGGGTTCCCAATCGAGAAGATCCTACCCTTCATGTACGTACGCGCGACCGCCCGCAAGATGGTCGAAGCTAAGCGCCCAGGCGGGTACAATCAACGCGCATACTTCACGCTCGATAAGGCTCGATCCCTGGTATTGCAGGCCCAGTGTATAAAAACCGCGGGTATCCTTTTGCCTGAATACGAGAGTTCGAAAGACATCACCGAAGACCTGCTCGCCCTCATCGAGGACAAGCGACAGACCCCCGGCGGCGCTGATGTCTTCCTTATCACGCGTAATGCGAAGCTCCCCGATG